TGTAAGTAACTCAGCAGCAGCTGAAGTTATCTTAGCATTTAACTTAATTAATGTGTGGAATCCTAAGTGAGAATAGCCAAAAGATAAATTCTTGTTCATAACGTAAATTTTTAAAGGTTAATATTTACAGTTAGTACAAAGATGTTTAACAAGAAAAAAAAGAGAGCACAACAGGCTCTCTAAATAAAACTATGCATTAGCATTCTTTAAGTATTCTTTGATGGTTAATATACCATCTACTATAACATAAGTAATCATAATAATAAATTTTAATTTACTATGAGTACAAAGATGTTACTAAGAAAAAAAAGCAACACTTTCTCCTCACTTTGTACTAGCGTTTAGTGTTAAAGGCAACTTAATGCTAAACCCCAAGGTCCGTGTACAATGGAATGCCAGTGGCCCCGCAAACATTGGGACTTGGACGAACACAAGGGAATTACTTTTTAAAGTAAGTAACAAGTTGTTAAAGAGAAAAAAAGGGAATGCTAATCAGCACTCCCAAGCATTGGCATTAACATGCATCCCCAGAATAAGGACATAAATCCTATACATAGTAATACATGAGAACCCATGCTCATTAATAATCCACTGAAGCTACCAAGCATAGCTGTAGCAAACAGATATAACAATATCTTTTTCATAGTAATTAATTTTAATGTAAGTACTGAGTTGTTTCTCTCAGAGAGAGAACTTTTTCCTGTGTAAAAAAAACTTTTTTCACAGTCAGATTCCAAGTCATTGCTCTCAGATTCATGGGGGGTACACCAGCTGTGGCTCGGGCCCGGGGTGTCATGATGTAGGAGTCACCTCATTCTCTTATATAAAACATTTGCAATTCCAAAATATCTGGTATCTTTGTAATCAGATATGTGTTTCCTGGTCAACGGACTGGGTAAGAAGTCCCGGGTGTTACAGTCCGGGATTTTTTTATATCTTTGTTACATGGCATATATAGAACACAATTTTTTTCCACTGAAGGTATATGTTAGGAATGAGTACATGTATCAACACACTAAGGGTTTAGGAGAGTTTACCCCGGGGGTTATCATTTCAGTTAGATGTATGCCGGGACAAGCTGCACTGTTCCAGGTACTGTTAGACAATGGAGTGCTTAGAGATAAGTTACCATCCCATGCATTACTGACTGAACCAAAGCTACCGGATCCTGACCTACCGTTTCACTACTTACAGATATGGAATTGTTTCTCCTATAACTTTACTCTGTTACATCTGTCATATCTTTATGATACTCCAGTGGAAGTTTATATGAAAGATAAAAAGTTCCACAAAGGAAACTACTATGCTACTATTAACTGGGGTAGTAATGATATGAACACAGACTTGTCTCTGGCTGAAGATGCACTAGAACATAAGAGTCACCATATTATTCTCCTGGACAATGGTCAGATAGCACTACAACCTAACAACCGGATTAAGTGGTCTGAACCTAGCTTTGTTACTAAGCCTTTTCCTGAGAGACCTGACTATCTGGTTAACAAAGACTACTACAATTGTGAGGGTTATGAAAAATGGAATACAGAAGATTCTGAAAGAATGTTTTATGATACAGAATAATTTATTATATTTGTACTGTTCATTTTACTAAATGATAAACATAATTGATTTGATTTGCTAGAAGCCCTGGAAATTTTCCGGGGTTTTTAGTTTAAACAAAAAAAATTTATATATTTGTCAGATCAAGTTTATTATATGAGATGACACTAGAACAGAAAAAGTTATGGTTGCTTGTTGCAGAAAAGACAGGGTCTAACTTAGAGGCTAGGATGGTATATGATGAACTATTAAAAATATTAGATATGGAAAAAGATACAGTGATTGTTTCTATCACAGAAACAGAAGGAGGTTTGGAGGTAAGAGTTAATGAGGGTGCTTATGGCAATCCACATATCATAGGTATCTTAGAGAAGATTAAGTTTACACTCTTGTCAGAAGATCCTCCTATGGTAGAGAAAGTACCATCTTCTACTACCACTAACCAAAAGTATGATGCGTAAATTTTTAAAACCAACAATATGAGTGAAAAGAAACCGGTATATGCTATACCAGATCAAGCTCCAGAAGTACTTGAGCACAAGATCATCCCATTTGGACATCAGTTAATGGGATTAGATCCAGATAACTTAGATGATACCACAGTAACTAAAGTAAAGTTATTAGCAGCTGAGATGGCTGAGATCTTAAAGAAAGACTATGAGAATGAAAGAGGTCCGTTGAAAAGCCTGCTTTTTGACCATGCATTAGGTGAGATATTAAATGCATCTATGTCAGTAGTAAAAGTATTAACTCTAAAAAATAAATGAACATGAAACCGTTTAAGTTATTAAGAGGCCGCACTATTTTATTAAGTGTACCTGAAAGAAAAAAGTCAGCACTAGAATTATCAGCTAAGGATGAAGAGGCAATGATGCAAGAGGCTGCTAAGCTTTGGAGTAAACTTACAGTTTATGCCACAGGCGATAAAGTAGAAGAAGTAAAGGAAGGTGATCAAGTATATGTAAGAACCTCAGCACTTAACATGGAACAAGTAGAGAGAATAGAAATAGATGGAAGTATAAAGCTTGTTCTTAATGAAGGTGATGTAATTATAGTGTGGTAAGTCATGAGTCAGGATAATAAAATAAGAGCTACTCTTATTGATGTTACAGATAGAGTGCTCAATCTACAACCAGATAAAGGACCCCGGCCGGAGTATTATGGCGGCAAGGATAATATATATGAGGTATTCCAAGTATTAGAAGCTTGGGGACTAGACAAAGACTTCTATCTAGGTAATGTAATTAAGTATGTTGCCCGGGCTGGTAAGAAAAATATTTCTACAGAAAAAGAAGATTTAGAAAAAGCTTTAGTATATTTACAAAAAAGAATTGACTCACTATGATTATAAAAGGAATCATGTTTATATTTGGTGTAATAGTATTAGGGTTCTTGTTTTTAGTAAATAATGCTATGAGTAAACCCTTATATAATAAGATGCACAATGTCTGGGAAGAAGACCCAGAAGGAAAAAAATATGCTAATATAACTTTAATTGTAATGCTGCTGATAGCATTCTTTATGGGCTTGATGTTTTAACCTATATACTCTCCAAACAAAAAGATCCTTAGTTTTTTAGCTAAGGATTTTTTTATATCAAATATTTTTTGTATATTATAGTATATTATAAATGTAATTACAATGCCTACTCCATTATTCCCATATACCTGGCAATATAATAATCAATCTATTGAAGTATTGGCAAGCAATGTGAATTTGCTTTTGCCAGCATGTAATGACTCAAACAAGTATAGTACAGAAGTTACTTCTTCTCAAATACCTTATGTTATTAAACCCAGCATGCTCAGTACATGTCTGAAGGTTGAAGATTTACATAGCATAGATCCTAATTTACCTATTGAAAATTTATCAGGATGGAAAGTTGGAGGGTCTGTGGTTTTACAATCAGCCGGAAGTTATGCAGTTCCGTTAGGAACAATACTTGTAGAAAATGGATTTGGTTTATCAAACTTTGGAATTTATCCATGGAAAACTTCTGGTGTTGCATATGCAGATGTACCAGGAATATCATTAAAACAAAAAGTAGAACCTCTTGGATTATTTAATACTGTAACTGATCTAAGTACCCTAAGTGGATTAAACTATGCTCAGATTACATTTGAACATACATATAATGTTGTGGGTAATAATGTAGAAGTTATACTTGAACTGAAGGTAGATCCTTGTCCACTTACAGTTCTACCTGCAACAACTATTGAGGTAAATGTCTCATTTGAAATTGAATACTTAATCAATAATACATGTACCGTATCATACACTGGTGTATAATATATAATTAATAACTAAATAAATAAATCATGGATATCTTAAATTTTATTTCTTGGATCAGAGGCCGCAGACAAGTAACATCTGTAGATCCTGCTAAAACAGTATTACCAGTAGGACTTAAAGATCCTAGAAGAGATGACGCTTATCTGGCAGGAGCAATTACTGTACAGGACTTTATA